CTAAAAGCTCTAGCATTTTTTGAGCGGGCCTTGTAAGTCTTCCCTGTGCTTTGCTGACTACTAATTCTATGTAAAGTTCTCTATTATTTAAGTACATTAATAAGCATTTATTTTTTGGTATCCATAAAGGATTTTCATGCTTTCATGTTATAGACATCGAACATGAAAAAGTTTATAAAACAAAAAATCCCCATAAAGGGGATTTTTAAAAATTATCAATAAATAAATATTAAGATCTTAATCTTTCTTTATACTGTACTTCTTTAACACCATATAATTCTGCGTCTAAAACCGTTTTTCTTTTTTCTAAGTTTTTAAGTGCCGTTGTCAATACTTCAGATTCTCCAATCATCTTCATAGATCCTTTAAGTTTTTCAATGTTGAAACTAACGTCTTCTAATTTAAGTGTGATTTCTCTTTCTTTGTCTTCTAACTTTCTTTTAACAACTAATTCTTTTCCTAATTTATTTTCGAAGAAGTAAGTCAAGTCATAGTTAAGCTCGTTTCTTACCTCGTTTACTAACTCTAAAGCAGATTCGTATTTGAAGAATGAGTTACCATATCTTTCGTCACATCTGTATAAGAAAGTAGCTTTTTTATAGTTGAATGCAAAACACTCTAAAAATGGATTAATCAAGTTGTTTACTCTTTTAACTACGTCTAACTCAACAAACTTATCTAAGTTTTTAGAAACCTCAAGTAAGATTGGATAAAAGTTTTTGTTAACGATTGGAACGATTGGAGAGTTAAATAAACTTTCTAATGTAGTTTCGTCATTCATTTCATCATCATTGATGAATACTTTACCTTTTTTAGCAACAGATAATCCGATTGTTAAATATTCAGAAATTCTGAAGTTAACTCTATCTTCTGTTACAGAAGCATATTTCATTGCAGTTTCTAACATTCTCAATGATTTTAAAGACTCTTCGTCTTTAACGTGGTTTTCAACCAATGTTTTTTCGATTACGTTTTCACTTAAAAGAAACCAAGAATCTCTAACCAAAGCAATGTGTCCATCTTCAACAGACTCAACGATTGTAAAGATAGATTCACCTTTACCACCACTTAATAAGTTTGTTCTTTGCTCAGGTGATTTTGTTAAGTTATGTACGAATAATTTGATTTCAGGAACCCAGTCATAAATAGCAAGTTCGTTCAAAACTTTAGACATTCTGTCTTGATCAGTCTCAAGGTTGATAGTTTGTAAAAGTACGTTGATAGGTTGTCTATAAAGTTCACCACTATTTTTAGTATTAAGAACATTATAAAGGTTTTTCAACTCATAAAGTAACTCAAAGTTCTTCATGTCATCATTCAATCCCTCTAAAAGAGATTTAACGCTTTTATCGTAAGTATAAGGTTTAAGTCTTTCGTTTAACGAAATTACGATGGATTTTTCAGAAGCTTCATTACAAGCATTCATGTGTCCCTCAACTATCGTAGAAATCTCATCTTGTTCTAGAGAAAGATTCTTTTTAAAGTTAAACAATTCAAGTTTAAGATTCTTCATATTTTTTGATATTTTTTTTATGTATAGAGTATATATTAACTACAAAAAGCCATTTTTTTCTATTTTTATTGATTTGGCGTACGAGGTGTTACATTCTGTTGTCCGGTTACTGGATCAGTCGAACTACCACCCGCTCTCTCTCTAGATCTAAGTATATTATTGAACCATCTTGTTCTTTTTGGCTCTATTGCATATCCGTCTTGACCAAAAGTTCCGTAAGGATCCGAAGGGTTCGTGCTACCTCCAGTATTGTTAAAAGTACCAGTCTGACCATATCCAGGTAATGGATTGTTTGGATTAAATGGTCCATTTATCCATGGTTTACCATTAGGTCCGGTATTAGGTCCTGTAGTAGTTCCTGCAGGTCCTGTGGATGGAAAGACCGGTCTTGAAGCACCACCTCCACCATTTGGTGAATTTGGATCAACACCAACAGTTTCATTTGTATTTACACTACCCGTATTTATAGTTCCACCCTGACTCGGTTGTTCAAAATAGTCAGATACTCCACCCGTAAGTGCAAAACCATTACCATCTTTCATACCAGATCCATATTCTCTTGGATATCCAGTAGATGTTACTCTATCTCTTCTAAAAGCCGGATAGTAAGTCTCAACGGTAAAGGAACATTTCAATTTGATATTGTTATCACTCGTCAAGTTCTTATCTCTACTCATCTCTATTGTGTTGGAATCTGGCATAACAAGAACAGCATCTATGTTCATGAAGTTGTGCTCGAAGTACATAAACTTATAAATCCAAAGAGTATCTAATATAGCTTGACTACATTTGAATGTATCAATCTCACTTGATAGTGTGATTTCTAAGTCGTAGTTGACCGTTATTGGAATAGCTCTAACTTTTCCAAGAACCTTTCTTATTTCAAAATCATTCTCAACAACCATTCTAAGCCAAACATTTGGATTGGCAAATTCGTCAGACTTTATATTAAAGCTTGTCATAGTAAGATGACCTCTTGGTATCAAATCAGTATTTAACTCAATGAACCTGTTTTCGGAAACAATATCATCTGAAAATGAGTCCAATAAGAACCTTTCATCTCCTGTAAGAGAGTAGTATATAGGAACCTGAACAAACACATCACCTGATGTGAATCGATTTGTCCACTTTATTTGTCCCTCAAGCGTATCTAATACGCAGACGGTAAGGTCTCTAAAAAAGACATCTTCGAAATTAAAACTATCTCCAATCATATCAATATATATTAAATAAACTTTCTTTCTACCCGACAATATATCATGTGTAAAAAAACTTTAATATGTCAGTTAAAAACTTATTGCTTTGGGAGAAATGGAGACCAAAACGTCTAGAAGACATCATACTTCTTCCACGAATAAAGAAACAATTCGAAAACGGTATCAACCAACATTATATTTTCTATGGTCACTATGGAACTGGGAAAACCAGTTTGGCAAGAATACTTGTTGGAAAATATACAAAAGAAACACCATACTTAGAACTTAACTGTTCTTTAGATACTTCTATAGATGTTCTTAGAGAAGAAATACAGAATTTCTGTAAGTTCACTCCAATGTTTGAGTCAAGTTCCGATATAAAATATGTTTTTTTAGATGAGTTTGAAAGAGTTTCTGCACAATTCCAAGACGCATTCAAAGCATTCATAGAAAAATATAACAATAGTGTAAGATTTATAATCACGACGAATCACATCAACAAAATTTCAGACGGATTAAAGTCTAGAATAAAGACTGTAAACTTTGATTGTATAGATGTGGAAGAAGAAAAACATCTAAAAATGGAGTTGTACAAAAGAATACAAGACACTATTTTACCAAAAGAAGAACGAGAAATATCTAAAGAAAATTTAGTTTCTATAATAAACAAAAAGTTCCCAGACTTTAGAGGTATTCTTGTAGAAGTACAGGATTTTTTAGAGACAGGAGATATAAACAATGGAGTAAGTAACGTATCCAATAAAGTAAAAAAAGATTTGTACAACTTTATCTATGAAAGTGGAAACTATGAAAGTGTTTATCATTTTCTTATGTCAAACTTTGGTGCAGAGAAGATTGATTCAATGATTAAGTTATTAGGTAAGCCATTCATAGACTGGTCTATTGAAAATGGTAAAAATATCGATAAACTGTTTGAATGTAACTATGTCATAGCAGACTATACAAGTAAGCTGGAAACAAACACAGATCCGATTGTATTAGGTATGACGATAATAGGGAAGTTTAGAGATATTTTAAAATAAAGGATATGCCAAAGTTAATATATAACTCATGGCGAACTTTAATTTCACAGACTTTTATTTAGGATATCCTGGACATCCAAGATTCAGAGCATTAGATCTCATAGAAGACGATGTAATAAGAGTAATCGTTCAAAAATGGGAGATGATTCTATTTACGAACAAAGGTGAGGTTTTTTTTGATACTGAATTCGGAGGAGACCTTCCTTTCTATCTTCACCAGACGAGACTTTCTTCGGATAGTATAGAAAGTGATCTTAAACAACAGATTGGTAGCTATATTCCAGAAATAAACGGAATAGAATATACATTAACTGTATCATTTTTTGAAGATCCAGAAAGATATCAAGAATACATGGAAGTATTTTTCCAGATAAGAGACTTAGATGTATATTTGGTGGTTGGTTAGTATTTGAAATACACTTCATTCAAAAAGTTTACATAATCATATATACACTTTTCCTTTATTTTCTTGGGTAAATCTTTAAAACTCACATCAGTCCATTCTTTGTTGAATACCCACTTCATGTTTTTAGGAGCCTTTTTCTTAGAACCATATTTATTACGCATTGCGTAAACATATTTGAATTGTTGTTTTGACTTTGCTGGCATGAAATGAAACTATTTTTTAATCCAATTAAATTGAGGATACTTTTCGATTATATGGTCCCAATATCCTTGACTCACATCTTGATCAACTACTATGGTATATTTTGGTTCTAAAACATTTGAAAGACCATCCATAAATCTTTTTGAGAAGTTAGGTTCTCTTACAGAGTTTACAAATGATTTTATAACAATATGATCACCAATAAATTGAATCAAAAGTGCCATCAATGGTTGTTTTGAGTCTATTCTCACAAGAGGATTTCCACCTTTGTCTAAAATAGAAGAAGCATATAGAACACTTCCTTTCATTTTCACATGAGGAAATATCTTAGACATCTCAGCAACAACATCTTCAATAACACTATATTTATCAAACTCTAATATAAGTCTCATATATAAATCTTATTTTATTGGACAGTGGCTAGCACTATAGATATATTTGTGATTAAGTCTCAGTTTTACACCCATTGCCTCTGCTGCAGTTTCAACATCTGTAAGACATTCTCCATCTGCACCACCTACAAGAATCACATCTTTAACCTCACTCAATCCTTCATTCATATTTTGTGCCTCTGCAACTTCTGTAAAAAGTTCGTGAAGTTTCTTTGGCATATGATACCATTTGTGGTTATTTCCGACATATATAATAAGAGTTCCTTCTTCTGTAGGAAAGAAATCTCCCTTTTTCAATTCGTTTGCATCTTCTTTAGTCTTAACTTCTTCATAGGTTTCCGGTGTAAGAACTTTTTTATAGAAGTCTGCATCAACGTCATAGTTGTATCTTTTCTCAATCAAGTCAGTTTGGTTAGGAAAGTGATAAAGATCTTTATGAACAGGTATTTCAGGATCTTCATCATATAGATAGTCTTTATCGACGTTCTTTCCATCTACGTGGTTGTCCCAGATTTGATATACCTTACTGAACTCATTACAATACTTTTTCAACTCATGAAGATAAATCTCATTGAAGAATTTTTTGAATGATTTTTGAACATCAACAACAATAAGAATGTCTTTACTGCTGTGGCTTTCGAACGTTTTTAGGTATCTCATTTACTATATATTATTTTCTCATTTAGATTTATTCGTCGCCAATGAATTTTGTTTTATAACCCCAGGTATAGCCATACTCTAAAAGTATCTTTCCTTCGTGTCGAACATCTGGATAAGATGCAATGTATGGTATATCCGCTTCCTGTAGAACTCTGTTTGCGTAGTTGTAAAACTTCTCTATCTTTTCATGATTACCACCAACATCCGGAACCCAAGCTTCTATACCAACTTCATATCTTTCACTTTTCAATATAGCATCCATATTGTCATACCAAGGTCCTTTCTTCCATTCGTTATCTTCTAACATAAATATGGCACATGGTTCGACATTAGAATCTGGATAAGGATACCAAAGAACAAAAGTCAAATTACAACTTCCATATAAGTCACCATGATCCATAGATGAAGTAATGTAGTCTTTAAACTCATATGGATCTACTTTCCATACTTCCATTATCTTATTTTCTATTTCTTGGTCAGATAGACCAAAGTTTTCTTTAACAGACTTATAATTACCACCTTTTCTTTTTCTCTTACAATATTGTTTTTGTGAAAAACCTTTAGGATTATTACAGTCTATTGTTTTTTTATATTTAACAGACCATCTCTTTTTACCACCTACTCTTGGTTTATTATAAGATTCATTAAACTCTTCCCATGTAATGATTTTTTTCATATTTTATATATTAAATAAAAAAACCCATCATTTCTGATAGGTTTTTAATTTCTAGATACTAGTATTTTTGATTAAGCTGGAAGTTCTTCTTCATCTTCATCTTCTTCTTGACCCTGTCCTTGTCCTTGAGCTTGACCCTGTCCTTGTGGTTGTCCCTGTCCTTGTCCTTGACCCTGTCCTTGAGCTTGTCCTTGACCCTGTCCTTGAGCTTGTCCTTGACCAGTTTGAGCTTGTCCTTGTGCCTGTGGTTGAGCTTGTTCCTGTCCTTGTCCTTGTGGTTGAGCTTGTGGCTCTTCAAAATCACCTTCTTGTGATTGTGCTTGTGGTTGAGCTTGTTCTTGACCCTGTCCTTGTGGTTGAGCTTGTTCTTGACCTTGACCCTGTGGTTGAGCTTGTGGTTGAGCTTGTTCCTGTCCTTGAGTTTGTGCCTCACCTTCAGTTTGAACTTGAACCTGTCCTTGACCCTGTCCTTGAACTTGTCCTTGTGCACCGCCCATTAAAGCGTTTCCAGGAATCTTCTCAACGTCTGTATTGTTAAGAGTTATGTATTTTACAATCTCTTCCGCGATGTCAACATCACCGAAAAACTGACGAAGATTTTTTCCTGTAGTATCTTTAACTTTCTTAACATAAGAATTGATTAAAGATTGTGGAATATCGATCATAGTTTTAACCTTATAGATATCGTTCACTTGAAGAACAGCTTCGCTGATTATTTCTTGTCTGTTTTTCTGAACTCTAAAACTTTCAAATTGTCTGATATGTTTCATGTTTTGGTTTAATTTTTTATATAGTTATATATTAAGTAAAAAATATCATTTTTTACACTTTTAATGTGCTATTAAGATTGCCAATATTCCGACCGCGAGACCTACACCTCCAAATAACCACTTTTTAATCTTCTCTTTTTTCAAATCATCTTTGAGACCATCCATCTGCTTATCTTTTATACATTTCTGCTCATCACATATCTTATTACTTTCTTCAAGATTTTTTACCTGAGTAGATAGGTTGTTTATTTGAGAGTCTTTATCATTTACTTGTAAATTTAGTTCAGAAACGTTTTTTTCAAGTAATACTATCTGATGGTTCTGTGCATCAACTATCTTAATATAGGAAACATTTAAACTATCACATTGTATTTTAGACTTTTCTAAAATATTTAGTATTTCTAAATCGTTGTCTATTTTTTGTGCCTGACTTAAAGTGAAGATGACAACTTTCTCACCTTTTTGATTTAGTTCAATCTTAGGATATTCCTGAGAATACGATAGGAAAGAAATAAGAACAAGCATTATACTCAATATTATTTTCATGGGGTTTTAAGTTTGTTTTTGAAAGAGTTGATAAGGTCATCATCGTCTCTTTTGATTGGGTTCTTTCTAAGATTTTCAAGTTTTTTATTCGTTTCTATCAAATCTTTGTTTGCTTTATCCGCGCGATTCTTATAATCCATAACATTTTGCTTAGATACTTCTATCTGTATCTGTAGATCTGCTATACGTGCATCTCTTTTATCAATAATCACTTGAATATTATCAAATTCTTTTTTAAGATTTTGGTTTGTATATTTAAGAGAATCTCTTGTCTTCTCTAACAATCTGTTTTTTTCCTCCAATTTATCAAAAGATTCTCTGTTACAACCTTTGAAGTTTAGAAACACAGAAACTAATAAACAAGCACCGATAAAATACAAAAGTGTCTTTTTTAAATCTATTTTCATAATTTTTCTTCTATTTTAATTTATATATCAAAATATTATATATATATTTGTACATAAAATAAAACGAACCATTATGCAGTATAAAAGACTTATCTGTTTTGATTTTGACGACACATTATTTCACACTCCACTTCCAGAAGATGGAAAAGTAGTTTGGAAAGAAAAAACAGGAACAGATTGGCCACATAGAGGTTGGTGGGGTAAACCAGAATCTATCGATGATGAGATATTCAACATTCCAAGAAACGAATGGACTTACCAAAAATATCTGGAAGCAATAGCTGACCCAGACGCTTATGTAATTTTAGCAACTGGTAGATTAGACAAAGTTCCCGGTATGAGAGAAGGCGTTGAAAAGATTCTAAGAGACAACAACATAGAATTTGATGAAGTTCACTTAAACTGGGGAAGTGACACATTTATTTTCAAATGCAACTTATTAGAAAGAACAATCAAAAAATTAGGAGTGAAAGAATTGAAGTTCTACGACGATAGAGAAGCACACTTGCCTAAATTCGTAGAATGGGCAAAAGAGCAAGATATCAAAAGTACAATAGTAGACGTTGTTAACAAAACAGAAACAACTATTCAAGGATCTAGTATATAATATATAATCAAAAAATAAGATAATACACTATGGGTAAAATTAAAGAACAAGTAGAATCGAAAGTTGAAGAAATTCTGTCAAAGCCTTATCGATTAGACCTTCACAATGATGACTACAACTCGTTTGATTGGGTAATAACGTGTCTTATGAAAATATGTAAACATGAGCAGGAACAAGCAAATCAGTGTGCACATATAGTTCACTTTAGAGGTAAATGTGATGTGAAATATGGAGACTACGATACAATCTCTACAATGAAAGAAAAACTAAAAACTGCAGGACTTTCAGTAACAATGGAAGCTAACTAATAAAAAAAATCCACTCAATGAGTGGATTTTTTATTTTCAATCATTAAGGTCTATTGAACCAGTTTATTCCATTCGGATTAGATCCTACATTAGACACTTTATTTCGTGACATAACCTGTCTTCTAACACTAAGAACCTGACTATAGTCAATTCCTTGTACATAATCCATGTTTTTCATACAGTCGTTGACATAAGCCATAAACTCTTTAGGACTATATTTATTACCCCACTCTTCGACCATCTCTTTGAATTCTGATTTGGCAAAAATAGAAGTGGCATTGACCACGGTCATAACCGTATCATCATGTCCTACGTCTGCTGCATATCTTACGTTACCTGCGGTAGTGACATGCTTAACAAAAGTTGTTATTTCTCTAATATTATCCTCATTTGTAATATGAAATCCTCTACTATACATAAGTTCTTGATAGTCTTTAACCATCATGTTTTTATTCTCACCAACTTTTAGTCCAAGTTTTTCTTCAGTCGAATCTATTCTATGTTTATACCTAACAAACACCGATGAACCATAGTTGTTGTTACCATCAAAAACGTGCGGCATCTCCGCCAATAGTGTGTTTCCATAGTTGTTTAACTCAAGAACTACTCTTACATTATCAGGATTCAAATATTCAAAAACAAGAAGATAAAGAAGTTCTGCTAATTGTTTGACAGAAACAAAGTTGTTTCTGTATAATCCAACCTGTTCAAGTCTGAAGAAATCAGTAATGGCCTTGTATTTGTGTTTTTGTGTTTCTATTAAATCTACAGGTTTTTCAGAAACTTTAAATATGTTTATGATAGAGTAATCTTGTCCTAAACCTTCGGATATATCGACAGAAAGAACATATTTATATTCTTTTCTTTTTAATGGCATATGTACTTCATCATCATCAATCCATTTTAAGTCTTCATACATAAACCTCAGTTTGTTCTTAAACTCAAATATTTCTTCATAGATATAGTTCTTTTTAGATTTTAAAAGTTCATCTATTATGGCCTCATTCAAAAGAGACTTACTTGAGTTAATAAATCTAAGTCCATACTCTTGATTGAACGCATCTTCTCCACCAATATCCTTCACAGCTTCGTCTTTCCACGTTGTCATCTCTGCAATGGCTAATATAGAAGTCTCAAATCCATTTTTGTCTATAAAATGAAGTGATTTAACTTCTTCATCTGTACACTTTTCATTGTTAAATACATGAATAACATCTTTCTGCTGGTCTAAGTTAAACTCAATCTTTGTCTTTGTGACTTCACCAAACGTATCTTGTACTAATTTAAATATGTCGTCTTTTGTAACACCATATTCATAAAGTTTGTGTGGATTCAATCTTATATAAGTCACAAACCTACCAGGAACCTGATACCAGTAAACCCTCATAGGTTTGTAGTTATTCTTCATTGGATCACCATCAGGTCTTTCAGCATCTGTTAATAACCTATGAAATAAGTTCATACCATTTGGTGTTGATGTAATGATAATCTTTGAGTTTTGTACCGCAGAAACGGTCGGAAACGCAGCGGTATAGTATGGTTCGATGATATTCGATGGAATATGTGCAAACTCATCTAAGTAAAGAACGTCAATGGTAAAACCAATCGCAGGAGTCTTAGATCTTGCAGATGTTTTTATTCTACAACCATTCTCAAATGTAAGAGATTTTTGATTCCAAGTCTTTACACCTGGTTTTAAGAAGAATGGAAGAAGTGTGTATATCGATTTTACTTTATCCACAATCTCAATTGCAGTATCACCTTTGTTGGCAACAATCATACAGTTCTTATCATTACTGAATAATATCGTATGTAGTATGAAAATAGCAGAAGACACGGTTTTACCAACCTGTCTCGATGCCATAAGTATATTGAATCTGTTGTTGACAAAGTTGTCTAAGATTTCTTTTTGGTAATCTCTAAGAGTTATCGAACCAACAGAACCATCTTCTCTTTTTGTCTTACAATACTTCTCAGTAAAGTAATGTATATCTAATGCACATCTTACGTATTCTTGTTGTTCTTCGGGAGTCATTCTAAAAGAGACGCCTGCTCTTCTGATACCGACTTCGCTCTTCATCCAAGGATTCTGATATCTTTTGACGACTATACCGTCGTTTATCTTATCAGTTGCCTCATCGACAAATTTGGTGGTAAAAATCATCTGCCTTTCGGTTTCGTTTGCTTTTACAGCCATATATAGTATTTTTTGTTTTTTGTATATATAAAAGGGTAAAAGTGGAAAAAATACATTTTTTTCTATTTATATATACTATATGGGAAGGAAATCAGGTGTCAACAAGCTAAAAGTAGGTTTCTCTATTGATATAGAGACCTATAAAGAGTTCGAGCAGTATTGCGAAGAGAACTCTATAAACAAGTCTAAACTAATAGACAAGATATTAAAAGGCTTCTTGGAAAGAGAAGACGCCAAACTTACCAAAAATAATTATGTTTAAACATGTCTAAAGAAGAAAACGAAAAAAACAGAATAAAATACGAGTTCGATGAAATACAATCGGAAAACGGAGACTTTGATTTTTCTAAACATCTAGCCAGACCAGAAGACTTACCGGATTTAGGTGAGATTGAAATATATGACTATGACTCAGATCTAACTGTAGCCAGTCAACAAGCAATGGACGTATTAGAACCACTTGTGGATCTATACCTAGGTGACGTACCTAAGTTAAAAGAACACCCTTATATAAAAAGCAAGATGAAAGAAGATGCTATGGTTTACGCCGAAGCTATATTTCTGACTAAGATGACAAGAAAGAACCTTCTTACACAGATGAGACAGGTAGATAATGGTGATAACTCTGCAAGAATGCATGAAGTAGTTAATCAGACAGTCGGTCAAATTAGAGAAAATGCTAAATTTTTATCAGGCCAAAAGACGGAACTTGAAAAGTTCTATAAGACACTCAGAAAAGACTTAGGATACAACGAAATAGAACAGGAAGCACTACCTATTGAATCGGAAAATAAAAGTCCAGAAGGTGAAGTTACAACAAATCGAGAATTGAACGAGATGATAAAGCAGGCAATGTTGAACAAAGCTCAGGATAAGATTAAATAAACTACTTTTTGAAGTTAAATCTTTCAAAAGTCTTTATAAGATTGTGATATTCAACCACGACTTTTGTTTTAGAAAATCTTTTAACCTTATTAGGACTCACAAAGTTTACATAAAGTAGAGTTTCTGATTTAAGAAGATTTTTTAGATTAGACTTTATACTAGACTCACTATTATCTATAAGAAGTTGAAGTAGTTTATTACAATCTATTGCAAGACTAATAGTCTTTTCATCATCTTCATAGAATTCAATCTCATCATATTTTTGAAGTTCTTCTTCTATAAACTTATCACCTTCTGTTTTCATACCAATAAGATGTTGAAGAAGAAGTCTTACTTTTTTATGAGAAACTTCATCTAAGTCTCTATTGTAAAAAGTATCAGATATGAAATAGTATTTTTTAACAGTCAATCCTATCTTCTCAAGCTTTTCCTCTATTTTCTTTATTATCTTCTCATAGTTGTTTTTAGTGTTCTTTGAGCAAATAAAGTATATGTCATCAGTCGTGTTTTTAAGATGTTGTAAGTTTTCTATGTTTATATCATAGTCAAGTGTTTCTATTATCTCAGGATTCATGTATTCCTGCATAGAAAATATAAGTTTTGTAATATCTATTTTTAGATTCTTACATTTAATCTTTAGAGTGTTCATCAGTTTTTCAGGAACCCAATAGGTGGCACCACCAAAATAAATAGAATTATTTTGACTTTTGTATATTCCACTCTTTATCAGATTAAAATCTGATCTAGATATTTTCATAATAGGTACTTTTGGATTTGATTTATCTACTATCCAGACTTTACTATCCATGACTAAAATGGTTTCTATATCGAAGAAGTGTGCTCTCATAGTTTAAAATTCGTTATTTTGTATTTTATCTCATGTGGTTTTCCGTCAAATCTACTACCTTCATATTCTTTGTCGGTCCAGGTGACACCACCACTAAGCTCTGTATCAAAGCTTCTACATTTTGGACATGTTTTGGGTACTACTCCATTACCATCAACAATTGTAATCTCATTTTCAAAATATTCGAAATGTGCCTTACACCAAGGACTCTTACAAACGTTCATTAATTTTTCCATATAGTATATATAAAAAAAGAAAACCCATCAAATGATGGGTTTTCTTTTTATTTTATCATGTTCTTACTTAACGCAAAATCATAAAGTATCGGTAAGTTTAAGTATTTATAGTAGTTGCTTCTTATTTCTTTTAGTTTTTTGTTTCTTTTTACTATGTTGAATATTAACATTCCAAACTCTTCTTGAAAATCAAGGTAACAGTCACACCAAGGCTTGTTATAGTTTTCTAATGTTCTCCATTCTGTATATCCACCAGTTAACCAAAACAATGATTTCTCAGGTGTGATGTTATCTATATTTATATCTTCCAATTCCATATCCCATATTCCATCATTCCAATCCACTTTTCTCATCAACAAGGCAACTGCTTCGGCGATATCACTGGTTAGTTCGTTTCCAATTTCAAAGAAGTATGAATCTTCTTCTTTTGTTACTCTCACAATACCGTTGTTATAAACATCGTTTTTGCCTACTGATTTTAGAGCTAGTTTTCTCCTTTTCATAGTTGTTATTTTATTTTTTGTCGTCACTCATAATTTGATGCCGTCTTTCCATTCACCGGTGAAGTTTCCGTTTTCGAAAATTCCGTTTTCCCAGGTCCCATGGAAAGACCCACCTTTGAATATGCCATAATGCCAATTTCCGGAATAGAAGTCACCACTATGCCAAATTATAGTTTCTTTTTTCAACTCAAGAACTGCGTTCTCAAATTCGGAATCTATAAGCCAGTAAAATTTGTTAGATAGTAATATTTGATTTATTTCTCTTTCATTGGTAAAGACCTTACCATTTTGTTTCAACTCTAGGTATCTCATGTTTGGAGATTTTTTTTATACGTTATATATTTAATTTTAGGTAAGGAAAAAAACCGAAATCGATTTAATGGCGGATTTTTTAAACTACCAAAAAAATAAAATTTAAAAGTGTTGATTCTAAAGAGAAAAATGGTATTAAATATTTGCTAAATAAAAAAGCCTCGGATTTATCCGAGGCACACACACAAACAAAGTTATATTATTGATTATCTAATAAATCTTTTTCTTCTGCAGTGATAGAAGCTATTCCGTATTTGAATATTTTTTCTAAGATTGCATCTACTTCTAAAACAACAGGTAAATCTTGTTTAACTTCAACAACATCTTTAACAACATCTTTAACATAAACAGAATCTTTTCGAGACTCTAAGTTATACAACTTTGAATCCATAGATGGAGTTCGTATGTCATAACCTTCTGCTAAAAAAGCTTTGTAGTTTCTAAGAGTTTGTTCAGTTTTTGGCATCTTTGGAGTTTTCACCGGTTTGATGGCTTTTATTTTATCTTGATCTTCTTTAGAAAGAGAAGCAAAGTCTGTACCTAAACGAAAGAAACCACCGATAATAAAAGCAACAATTTTACCTTCTGAAATCCAGTACATAGATACTTTTGTTTCTGTTTTTCTTCTATAAAGTTCTTCAAAACCTATAAAGTAAGTCTCACATACTGCAAATAGTTGTTGAGAGCTCAATGATGTCAAGTTTATGCAGATTATTTTATCGAAGTTGATTTTCATAGTTTCTGTTTGTTTGTTTGTTTTACAAATATAAGACATTTATTCTATTCACACAAATTATTCTATCTTTTATTTATACTAATATCAATCTTTCAGATACAAAAATACAAATAAAATAGAGATTACACTTTTAATATATAAACAAAATATAATCATAACTACATGAAATATCTTATTAAAAGAAATGACTTTTTAAGAGAAGCCAAAAGATTAGACGAAAAATCTGAATTTCTAAGAGACGCAAAAATATCAGGAAATGAACTATATCAAGAACTTATAAAAGAAAGTGAATATGCCAGCAACCACGGATCAGGACCAATGGCGAATGATATTGGATGGCATGATTCATTAGTAGGTAGGTTTTTAAATCACCTTGTTAGAAAAGCAAAAGTCGCTAACAACCTTAGAAGAATAAAGCCATTAATCTCAAGACTAGAAGGTGAATTTGATAGGATAGCAGCATCTGGATTTGCATACAACATGAATCCTGAAGATAAGAAACTTTATGCAAAAAGTATTTTGTATTCATTCTTTTTTGCATTGAACGAGGCCGTTGAAAATGGTTCTGAGACTAATATTATAATAAATCTTACAGAAAGTGCAATCACAGCAACAGAAGAGATGAAAGAAACCGATATTGATACTACAGTAAAGGCTAAATTACTTGAAGAACTTGAGGGTTTCTTAGAGGAACTAAAAAAAATAGAAGCACAGGGTCAAGCACAGGGTCAAGCACAAGGTCAAGCACAAGGTCAAGCACAAGGTCAAGGACAGGGTCAAGCACAAGGTCAAGGACAGGGTCAAGGACAGGGTCAAAGTGAAGAAGATTCTGAAGAGAATGAGGATAAATATTCAAAGTTAGAAGAAAGCCTTCCAACCATGATTAAGAATCTAAGTGCACTTTACTATATCTTAAAAAATTACAAAAGTGTAAATCTTTTAAACTTCAACAAAAAAGAAGAGGCAGATGCAAAGAAACCAGTTCCTTATGTAACTGTAGCAGGTGACACATTAACATCGATACTGAACAACTCCGATATAAACAAAGGAGTTACTTTTTCAAGTGCAAATATTGATAAAATTTTTGCCAAAAACGAACTAGAATTGAAAGCAACACTCGCTGCTGCTACGAAACTTAACACTAAAAAGGAAAAGATAACTTTAAAAGCAGGACTTGAATTAGTATTAGAGAAACAAGGAAATAGTGTAGATGGAAATAATGTCTATAAAGAAGAAGATCATTTGACTCAAGCATTTGGAAAATTAACAAAAGATATAACATCTCTTATAGATACAAAAGACCAAAAGCTACCAATAAGTGAAGAGTTTGTCAGAATACTATTAGCCAAACATAAAGATGGTAAAAACGATACACTCATAATGGCCTTATACGACAATATAAATAGGTATTTGGTAGGTGACAAAAAGCAAACGATTCAAGAAAAAGATTCTTTATATAAAGAGTCTTACGAATATCTAATGCCAAGAAGTGAGAAAAATCCAAATGGTGGTAAGATTGAAGTTGTTGCGGAAAAAATCGCAAGATTCGCAAAGAGAGCTTTACAGTTTGATGGGAAGAATCTTTATGGTGGTTTAGGAGAATTGGCAGATCCGCTTAAAAAGTTTGTTGAGACATTAAAGGTTTTGATGAAAAATCCAATTGTCAATGTTAAGACAGAGTATTCAGAGCAAAGCGAGGAAAAGAAAAAGGAAAGCAAATACAACGTTGGTCAAAAATACATATACACAGACGGAAAAGGCGATAAGAGAGTTGTGACTTTGGTTTCGAAGACTCATGTAATGAAAATGGGCGATGATAAAAAGTGGGCAACTAAAGACGACGCAGAAGGTGGAAAACTTCCAAAGGAAGATACACTATCTGTTGTGTACGACGATTCGAAAATTTCTTTTGGAGTTTCAAAATCAGATCTTTCACCTTATGTAGACCAAAAGGCAAGAGAGACCAAATATAAAAAGGACGAGCTTATAAAAGATATAGAAAGTGCGACTAAAAAAGCATTGGAACTTAAAAAAGATAACCCAAAAAAAGCGAAGATACTAGCAAACATAGATAAAATGAAAGCCGACCTGGACAAGCTTGACGAATCGGTAAACGAAAGTGTTTATATCTCAAAATTAATGGAGATACAAGCTGGAATGCGTGTTATTATGTTGGAATTAAACGAAGCATTGAAGAGCAGTAGTAAACCTGTAGGAAGATTGCTTAAATTCGACAGATTCATGTCTTACATAAAAGAAGCAGAAGAACCAGTGACTACAGAAGAGACTCCAGAGTCAACAGAAACTCAAGGAAGTACAAGTGCAAGTGATCCAAGATCTAGTATGTCTAGAGTCGAAAGGATACAAGACTACTTTGAGAGAAAGTGTAGAAATGTAAAAGACTACACAATGGATAAAACAGAGTTTGAGAAAGTTAGAGCAAACTTCGAAAAGTTAGAAAAAGACAAAGACGGATTCATAATAGACGGATACGATCCAATAATCGAGATATTGAAATTGTTCAACAGAGCATACAAGCTTTATATGGCAAAATACATAACAAAAAGAAGTACCGGACCTGGTGTAAGTACCGAAGCAGAATATACTTCGTTTGGAGACAAAGGTCCTTATAGAAACGACAAAATATTCGATGTTTGGGAAAATGCAGTTTTGGATTTAATGAAAGATAGAAAATACGAATTCATCTTCGACCCGAAGACAAACCTAAGAGTAGGAAACGAAATCAGACCAAACGGTGGTGCCAATCTGAGAAAGTTCATGACCGATATGTTAGATGGTGATAGTCTTTACAAATCTAAAAGTGGATATGGTGATTCAGGAAGAGGAAAACAAGCAGAGCTTTTAGACGAATACTTTGGAAAACCGGACGAGAAGATAGGTACTGCAATCAACAAAGGAGGAACATTTTTGGAAAAAGATGAAGAAAATAACCAAGAGATTGTAGAAGGGATAGAAGCAAGCGCTACTAAGATAAAGGCCACAAAAAGTGAAAACGCGGTTAGTGACGATGGTAAAAAAGCCGTTTATCCTGTAAAATACACGTTTTTTGTATTGAAGATAAAAGACAAAGATGGCAACGAGGCACAGAGAGCATTCTACATTCAAGAGATAGATGGTGCATATGCATATATGCAGTGTAGTAAAAACTTTGGCACATTCAATCCTCTTCTAGACGCCTCTGTTTTAGGACATGCTAATAATTTAGTAGGTGGTGATTTACAGGTAAAAGAATCTAAAGCACTTTCACATTTCACCAAAGTTAAAAGAGATGATTTCTTGAAATTGTTATTATCACCAGGTACTATAGAAGTCGGAATGATGAGTGCGGACGGTCAGAAAAAAATCACCACCGAAAAAATAGAAGTGATCGGAGCATATTGGATCACAAAAGAGGTGGATGGCAAAAACGTTCTTTTCAACGCGATAGAATTTGGAAAAGAAATAGGTAAAGACAAAGAGAAGGTCGAAAAACTAAACAAGCAGATAGCCAAAGTGGCGGGAATTTCCACGATCGTAAATATGATTAACGGAAGTGACGCGAGCAAAGTTGAAATCACCAGAGCTTAAATAAAAGTGTTTAAAAAATGAAATATCTAAAGAATTTTAAACGTTTTGAAAACGTGGAAGTCGAAATAACTGATGAGCCTGACGTAAAACTTGCCAAAGAAGAAACTAATAACCTTGAAAAAAGTTTAAAAGATTTTCCTGCAGTAAAGGCAGAACTTGATAAAGCTTTCATGAATCTAAAAAGTGACAAAGACAATGAGTTATTAAATAAAAAGATAGAGGAAATAAATAAAAAGTTTTTGAATAATCCATTCATAGAAGAGTACACACGAATGATGAACCTTCAAATGAAAATAAAGTATGTTCAAGATGAGTTGATGAAGTACAATGATGATCTTTATAAAAACGAAGAAGATTTAAAGCAACTATCAAGTCAGAAAGTAGACACTTCCGCCAAATTAAAGACCGTAAACGACATAAAATCTAATCAAAAGATAAAGACTCAGGAGATTGTCGATTTAAAAAAAGCCCTATTGACTGCAACCGCAGAACAAAAAAAGAAAATGGAGGAAATAAAAAAAGAAATGCAAGATTCTTCTAAAAAAATAACCTCCTTTTAAAAAAAAGAGAAAAATATCGCTTTTTACATTTTATATATACTTTAACTATAAAAAATTAAACTAAAAAATATGGCAATTCAAATTGGAAAATACAAAAGACCAGGAATATTCCTAGAGGAATATGATAACTCCGTTATCGCGACTCCAGTTGTTGAAGGACTTACAAACTTGGTAATAGGCGTGTCTAAAAAAGGACCTGTCAATACACCGATAATGGTTAGTAACACAACTGACTTAGAAGCAATATTCGGTCAATTGGATAGAGGATTGGAGAGAAAGGGTTCGTTCTTTCATAGAACAGTTTCTAAAATGTTGGAGACAGCCCCAGTTTATGCAATAAACTTGCTTCTTACAGACGATAATTTAGACGTTATTGAATATAAGTCTCTATCTACTTCTGCAGATACTTTAAACGACGTGGAAAGAACTGGTCCTTATAGAAGATTTTTTGACACTACAGGTTTCTGGAAAAGAGACACTGAGTCTTTCATAAATCTTACTAAAAATAACACAGGATACTCTGAAAGAGCATTCAGTTTAACAAACTTATCTGATAAATTCGTAACTGTATTTGTTTTCAAATCAGCAGTAGCTGGATTTGACAGAACTCTTATCGAATGGTATGGTTCGGCAGAAAAAATGCCTCCTTATGTTAGCACTAATGATTACGCATCTGACTATATGGTTGATGTTGTTGTAGTTGGTGGTGATTGGTCAGACTACAAAACTTTAGCAGTAGATTCTAGATGGAGTGCTTACTTCAATGCTACAGGACTTAGAAAAGACAAAGTTAGAGAATTCGCAAATGATAGAAACATTACGCTTTTAGCATTCTACGAAGGACTTTCTTTAATTCCATATTTTAGAGATGCAAACGGTAGAAACGTCTTCATCGAAACAGTAGTAAATAGAGATACAGACAGAACTGGTATATTTTGTGCGTTTAATAGTGACTTAGTAGAAACAGACTTCTTCAACGGAAGACTTGACTTAATCGGCCATACAATCGCAGGTAAAAATGAAACTAATATTGATTTCCTTTCTTACCAAGAAGTAATATCAGAAGAGATTGAAATCGTTTCAAATCCATTAGATTTACCAGGAAACGTAACTGCTTTATTAGGTGGTTCAGCATCTTGGGCATATGAGACTGGAACACACCACGCATATGAAACTCCTAAAGTAAAAGGATGGGTTACTAATGGTGATGAAAGAACATCATACTTCTCAGAAGGATATATCTATAACGTAGAACTTGCTGCAACATTTAGTTATTCAACTGCATCAATCGTAGCTACTTACTCACTTATGTATCCAGACTATGACGCATTTGTTGTTGTTGGAGACAAACAAGTACCTATTTCAGGAACTGCAACACTTAGTATATTAGGAAGTAACTACGTATACAGTTCAACTGCAGCAACATATTCATCTGCATTCGTAGTAGACTCTACAGGAAAATTTAAAGTTGTAAATAGTACAAACGCAAACAATCCTTCAGTAGCATCTACAGATACTGTATTAGCATCTGTTAAGTTCAGAGTATTAGAACAACAAATAACAGGAACTCCAGTTTGGACAAACGTAAACCTTAAACAAGGTGGATTTAACAACTTCGTATTTGGTACGGCATCAGGTGCAGACTACTTCATAGAAGCAGTAACTGGAGCAACAGGATCTATTAAAGTAACCTTTACAGATACAGACTCTTCTATAAACGTTAAAGACTACGCACAATACAGAAGATTCAAAATGTTTAACAGACTTGTTGATCTAATCGATAGTCCTAACAAAGTTAAAATGGCAATGCTTAAAAGCTTTAAAAAAGGTCTTAACAACTACAAAGGAGATAAGATTAGTTTAGCAGACGTTTCAATATCAAATATTGTTACTTCTTCTACACAAGATAAATCTTTCGAACTTAAACTTCCTTTCGAACTAGCAGATTTACAAGACATCTTAAAAGGTTTCTTAGTATTCTATACAGTAGATAACGAATTTATATTAGGTGCCAAAGGTGTAAAAACACAAGTAGAAGTTGCTGATGGAAATAGTTTTGGTGTAGTTGGAAAATACTCTAAACTATACGGAAGATACTATGATGGTGTTGTAAACACTGGAGATTTCTTCTATGCAAACAAAACATCTAAAACAATATTAGAAAAAGCAAATGCAACTCCTTATGTAGCGGGTGCTGAATACATATCTGATGTTTACTTCTTTGATGGTGAATCTGCAGTTACTGTATTTGGATTAACTGCTGGAGTAAACGTAGGACCTACTTCTTCTGCAGCAGGATACGATTATATCGCATTTAACGCAGCAGATTTAGACGAGCTTTCTTTATACGACGTGATTTCTATAAAAGGTGCGGTTACAAACACAGGAACTTTCACAATCATATCAGATAATCTTTTTGGTACTATGGATAATGGTGCTGGAATATTCACACACGTATATAAAGTAAACGAAGAAACTTCTTACGAAAGAGTACAAAACGTTTCTATAATATCAGACTTCAACACTAAACACTACCTTAAAATGTATGTTGATGGAGAAGTTTTAAATGTATCTTTTATGGATGAAACATTTAATTCATATGAGGATGTAGATATCGAAACAGCAGGAACATTCGAAATAAACTCTGCAATAACAAACTACAAACAATCTTTAGAGATTGAGTATCCTGCTGGATATGTTGAAGTTCCTAACAAAGTTCTTGTAGCGGGAGCTAGATATACTGAAGTAAAAGTTGGAGACTTCTTAGAGGCTAAGTATAATGAACTAACACTAAACATTGGTCAATATCCAAGAAAACTAACAAGAATTGTTTCAAAAAGACAATACACTGGAAACGCAGACTTAGTTGAAATAACTTGTGATTCTGAAATCAAAAAGGTTAATTTTAGTGGAGACTGGCAAACAACAAGATACAAAACTGTTGATAACTATGCAACAACTTACAAAGCAATCTCTTTAAAAGGATTCAGAGTAAGAGAAGCATCATTACCTGATGGAACTGAAGCTAGACAAAATGCAGTATTAAATCTTGTTTCAAAAGGAACACCATTGTTCAAAGCAATAACTAACAAAGAAGCTTTAGACTTCAGATACTTAATCGATTCATTTGGATTAGGATTGACAGAAAGATCTAAACAACAATTAGTTGACATCTGTGGAGATAGATTAGACGCATTTGGATTCTTGAATATGCCTTCTATGAAGTCATTCAAAAACTCAAGCTCTCCAACATTCGTAAACGCAGAAGGAGTTCTTCAAGCAGAGTTTATTGCCAAAGGTGGAGATCCTGAAAGTGGACCAGCATTCCTTTACTCATTCGGTGACGGAGCAGGTACAACTTGTGTTGGTTACTTCATGCCTTACTTAACAGTAAATGACAATGGAAGACCATTAGATATGCCACCAGCATCTCATGCAGCAACAACGTATATGAGAAAACATACATCAAATGTTGGATCTATTACTCCTTGGACAATCGCAGCGGGTGTTACTAACGGTAGAATCACAAACATCGCTGGATTAGAAATGGACTTTACTCCATCTGACATAGAGTGGTTAAATGGTGCTCAAATCAACCCAATCGTTTTCAAAAGAAATAGAGGAAACGTTATTGAGACTGAGAATACAGCACAAACTCTTTACAAATCGGCACTTTCTTACATTCACGTTAGAGAGGTACTTATCGAGCTTGAAAGAGAGTTATCAAGAATGTTGTTAGACTTCCAATGGAGATATAACACACCAGACATCAGAGCTGAAATCAAACTTAGAGCTGACGTAATCTGTGAAACATATGTAAGTAAAAATGGATTGTACAACTACTTCAATAAAATGGATGAGGAAAACAATACGACTGAGATTATCGATAACCAAATCGGTGTACTTGATACTTACGTAGAACCTATCAAAGGTATGGGAATCATTGTTAACAATGTAACTATACTAAGAACAGGAGCTATTGCAGCAGGTGGATTCGCATAATATACACTAAAAATAAAAAAACCTCAAAGAAATTTGAGGTTTTTTTGTTTTATGAAAACTTTATAGTTATTTGAAGATATAAGGAAGAGAGATATATCTAATATATATTTAAAAAATAACAAATAACATTATGTCTAAAGAACAAGAAATGAGTGAAGAGGACTACCTAAAGAGACATCTAAACGATATCGATCCAAGTAAGAATCAGAACAACTTTAATGACAATACAACCGCACAAAAACCTGTAGTAGAGGGAACTAGAGTAAGTGACTTACAATACTTCAACTTCGATATCAGAGAATTACCTTGTGGACAATTCTATCCAACAGGAACTCTTTTCATGGTAAGACCAGCACAAGTAAAAGAGATTCAAGCATACTCTATGGTAGACGACCAGAACTTCTACGACATAGTGGAAAAAATGAATGATATTTTACAATCATGTGTTAGAGTTAAATATTCTGATGGTAAAATAGGATCTTATTTAGATATCAAAGATCAAGATAGACTATTCTTAGTTTTTCTTATCAGAGAACTTACTTTCCAATCAGGAAATTCATTATCAGTAAATGCAAAATGTAGTTGTGGCGAAGAAGTGGCAATCTCACTAAACAAAGAAAACTTTGTTTTCCATGAAATAGATGAAAAACTTGAAAGATTCTACAACAGAAATTCAGGATCATATCATTTCAAAACAGTTAATGGTAAAGCCTTTGAATTGACTCCACCTAACATTGGACTTCAAAAGGCTTTCACAGAATACATTATGAAAGAAAATAATGAAAAAAGAAATCCTAATTTAGCTTTCTTAAAAATCATTCCTTTTATGATGAATGGTAGAACTTCTATAACATATGACGGAGTAAAAGCAAAAGTTAAAGAATTTGAAGAAATGGATGATATCTCATTTCAATTTTTGAATGCAGCTGTGGGCAAGATGACATTTGGAATAAAAGAACTTAAAAAGTTATGCCAGTGTGGTGAGGAGGTCCACACAGATATGCAATTTCCCAACGGAGCCTCAAGTATTTTCGTTATTCATGATGCCTTTGAAGCATATATTAAAGAATAAATTAATGCTCCAAAAACACTTTCACACACAGGAAGTGTCAATGGATGATTGGCCTTTCTGGATGTTTGAAGAAAACATCAAACTTGTTAACGAAATTGTCGAAGAAGAAGACAATCAAAGAAAGAAAGACGAAGGAGAGCAACAAAAAGGAATGCCAGATACAGGTTCGATGATGAAGAACGCATCGAGTATGACAAGCAATATAAGCATGCCAAAATTCTAATAGAAAAACCCACTCAAATTTTGAGTGGGTTTTTTAGTTATAAAAATAGACATAAAAAAACCCACTCGATTGAGTGGGTTTTTATATTTAGTATTAATATCCTGAAATAAGTGGAGGATTAATAGAGAATCCTGAGTCAATGTATTCATCAATGAAGTAATCATATACAAAATCAGCACTAACTGTTGGAATGATATCATTTGATGCCCAATCAAGTTCGTAACCTGCAAGTTTCGACATTTGACAGTTTTGGAAAGTAACCCTTCTCAATACAACACCCTTTTTATCATGTTGATTTACGATAATAGTTCCAATCATATCACTTTTGTAGTGAAGAGAACCATTTTGAGAGTTAAAAAGTAAGTCATACCAAGCTTTCAAAGTATTCCAAACTTCCATAGAACCATTGTTATTAACATTTACCTGGAAAGGTATTGCCAACGTACCACTAGTCTTAGTAGGAGTTGTTTGAAAAACTCTTGTAGAGTATTTGAATCTTTGCTCTTTGGCAGCAGTATCAAACTCTGTTAAGTTTGCTAAACTTATTTTAGTAGCGTTTTCTAACAATAAAAGAGCATCTCTTTTTTGTGCCTGTAAGATAACTGGTAACACGAATGTTACCTCAAACAAGTTTAGGTATACTACTTCATCTGGTAGTGTTCCAGGTCCACCTGGAGAACCAACATTGGAAATCTGCGTATAATGTGGTAATGGCATATTTTTTTTATTTATTTTTTATGTAATTGGTAAACAATTATAATGTATATATTAATATTTTTTTACCTTCTGTTTTTTTAAAGGCTTAACTATAATGTATATATTATATTAAAAAAGCAATTTTTTTCCATTTTCACTTATTTAAACTTAAATACATAAAAATCATATAAATCATACAAAAAATTATCATTTTCAATGAAAGTATATATGATAACAGATACCCATTTTGGTATCTATCTAAACAACCTAGATAAATGGATGAATATGATGGAATCAACATTCTATAACTATGTAATCCCCTATCTAAAAGAAAACGCGAAGCCTGGTGACATACTGATTCACTTAGGTGATTTATTCGATAATAGAACATCCATTCCTATAAACATATCAAATAAAGTGGAAAAAATACTTAAAGATATCTCTGATATTATACCAATTCATATAATGGTTGGAAACCACGATTTATTTAACAAAGGATCAAACGAAGTCAACTCTGTTAGATTGTTCAGTTATATGAACAAAAACATAACCGTATATGAAAAAACTACCACAATCGAAGTAAACAATCAAAAGCTTGTTCTAATACCATGGGTAGAGAAAAGACTCGATATGATTAAAGAACTTGGTAGTAATCCAGGAGACTATCTATTTTGCCACTCAGACTTAAATGGTTGTAAAATGCACCTAAACTCTGTTGCACATAGAAACGCAGATAAGATTGATGTAGAGAACTTTAGTGGATACAAAGATGTATTTTCGGGCCATATTCATCTTGTTCAACAGAACAAAAATTTTAGATTCATAGGGTCTTTGTACCAAATGGATAGAAACGATACGGGAGACCAAAAAGGAATCACTATATTAGATTTAGATACAAATGAAGTATCTTTTCATGCAAACAACTACTCACCAGTATTCAGAAAGTTCAGAGTAATAACTGAAGAGGATATTGATAGATTAGATGAGATTAAGGACACGAAGGACTACATAGATTTAGCCATATCAAACAATCTACTTATCAATAATAGAAAGCTTCGTAGAAAGCTTGAAATGATGTTAGAGAAAGGTAATTTCGCATCTGTTGAGTATATAGACGACATAGTACAAAAGAATGAAGATGGAGAAGATATTATCTCAGAAGCAGTTGAGATAGATGAAGAATCTATGGACATCTCTATAAAGCTTGAATATGAAACTTATATCAGAGAATATATTGATAGACAGAAATATGAGAACTCTGATTTCAAAGATGGAATACTAAGCGAGTATGACGAAGTAATCAGACTCTACAACGAAAACTATAAGTCAAAGATTGACTAAAAAAGAAAACCACTCATTAGAGTGGTTTTTTTATTACTTTATTTTAGTATTGTTTAGTCAGCGATTATTCTAAACCAATCATGTTTAGCATTATCTCTACCATCATACGATCTATTGGTTATAAATCCTCTTTGTGTATAATGATCTTCAATCAT